GTGTCAACAGGTCCATAAATTGGAACTGTTGTAACTGTTCCTAATAAAGAAGTTAATGATTGACCCGTTAAACCTACGACATCTGCAGCAGTTAATGATCCTACAGAAGAAGTTATTGATTGACCAGTTAATCCCATAACATCTGCAGCTGTTAAACCACCCACAGAAGCTGTTGTAGAAAGACCGGTAGGTATTATAATAGGATTTGTAGTAATTTCTGCAGAACCAATACTAGATGTTATAGATTGGCCTGTTAATCCCATTGTTTGATTATCAAGAGCTATAGATCCTACAGAAGAAGTTATTGATTGACCAGTTAATCCCATTACATCTGCAGCTGTTAAACTACCAACACTTAATGAAATATCTTGACCAGTTAGTCCCATTGCATCCGCAGGAGATATTGATCCTACAGAGAAAGATGAACTTATTCCAGTTAGTCCTATTGCTTGATCTGCAACTGTTACTGATCCAATATTAAAAGAAGAACTTACACCAGTTAATTCAATAACACTATTAATTGAAGATCCCCAAGATTCTTCTCCCCAACCATTTCTTCCCCAACCGACTAATGTTCCAACACTAGATAAACTACCTAATGTAGAAGTTATAACACCTGCAGAAGAAACTCCTATAACATCAGCAGGTGATATTTCTCCAATAGAAGAAGTTAAAGATTGACCTGTTAATTCTACTGTTTCAATAGGTGTAGCTGTAACTGTACCAATAGAAAAAGTTGCTGATACACCAGAAGGTTCTATAGAATATTGAACACCCCAACCAGAATTTCCCCAAGCTTGTCTTCCCCAACCTGCTACGTTTTCAGCGTTCGCTGTTCCTAAAGAAGATGTAATTCCAAACCCTGTTACAGAAACAGTTGTAGTATTATCTACAGTTGGAAATGTTGAATAAACATTAATTCCAATACTTTCAAGAGAGGCTATTGTAACAGGAGTCCCTGTTGCTGTTCCTATTGCTGAAGTTATTGCTTGACCAGATGGTTCAACAGAATATTCAACTCCCCATCCAGAGTTATCCCATTGTTGTCTTCCCCAACCTTCAACGTTAAATGATTGTGGTGTGCCTAAAGCGGATATTGTTCCAGGTGAACTTAAAACAACTGTAACTTCGTCGTCTTGCCATTCATTGGATCCCCAAGTATTTGTGCCCCAGGTTGATGCCATAAGGAAGGCCTCCTTATGCTAATCTTATGATCGCGTTTGTTGCGTCTGCTGTTGGAAATTGAATTGTAAAAGTTCCACTTGTTACAGTTTTGTCTGCACCAAATGCTATAACAGCAACTGCATCAGTTGTTCCTGTGCTTGTTCCAGTTGTTGTATTGTATATTAATGCACCATTTGCAGTAAAAGTAGCAGAGGTATAACTAACATCATCGAAGTCTGTAAATGCAGTTGTTGAAGATAAGGATACTCCAGCATTAGTTAAACTTGCACCACCTGCTGTGTAAGCTGTACCAGATGTATTTGTAATTTCATTTGAAGTTGAATAGTCAGTAGTAGCTGCACCTAAAGATGCAGAACTAGTAAACAAAGCTATTTTAAAAGTATCTCCACTAGACGAACTAAAATTGTGTTTTCCTTGTAAGAGTTCTTGTTTAAAACTTGAACATATTGCTGATGTTATTGCCATATCTTATCTCCTATTAAGGGTTTGCAGAATTTATTGGTATACGAACAGTGCCATCTGTATAGTCATCTCTTCGTCTTCTACCAACTTGCTCATTAGCAAACGCTTGTACTTCCTGTTTATATTTATTTTCGTATAAAGTCAACATGTCTATCGGACCTTTTAAATATCCATATGCCTCTGATAAACAACAATATAACAGACCATTTGGAAAGTTCATACTAATATAATTAGTATCATCGCCTTCTAATAGTGCAGGCATTGCATTAAAATGAACTCTAAATCTATAAGTTGTGTTAGGGACTGGAGAAAAAGCTATACGTCCTGATGTTGTGCTAGACTCCCCTGTACCTCCCCCAAACATAGCGTAATACTTTGGTTGGCCTTGAGCTGCAGAGGTTCCAGTTACATCTTGATATTCTTGTAAATATGTATAATCTTTTTTCTCTAACCATCTATTAGCCCCTGTAGTTTCTGAACCTGCTGTATCATAAACTTGTATACCTCTAACAAATAAACAGCCAGCAGGAGCGTTAATTGATTCTTGTCCTGCAACTAGATTACCTAATTGTTGTTTTCTCTCTGCATCAATAGGTACATCTCTAAAAATTCTATATTGTGCATTTAAAATAATATTTTCTACAACCGAATCTGTTAAAACATTTGAATCTGTTTCAGTATAGTTTCTTATTTGTGTTATTAATCCTGATGCACTTAATCCAGCCATTATTTTGAATCTCCTTTATATTTTTTTAATATTTTTTGTTGTTTATTTGTTAACTCAACAACTTCTTCTTTTTCTTTTTTAGGAGAAAATAAATTTTTTATCCAATTTAAAAAATTTTTAATCATGCTTCTATCGTTACGGGTCCTACTGAACAACCATAACCTCCTCCTTTTATTCCTCCTTTTGTAGCAGTATCTGTATCAACTGTAAAATGAAAAAAATTTTGAACAGAATAATCACTAGTATTTGCAGCACCATTTACATATAATCCTGTTGTAATAGCATAGCCCGCTGCTTTTGCAATATTTGTTCCCGTAATACCATCAAAACTTTCTGGATTAGAATATGCAAAAACAGAAGTACCATTAACTCCTGTTACCGGATTATAAGCAGTTCCTGTTCCTGGAGAAACTGTTGGAGGGCCTCTAAATACATATGTTGTGCCACTTGTTAAACCATGTCCTGGTGAACTAACATTTATAATTCTGGAACCAGATTCATAAGTTTCAAATCCGTTATCAATTATTCTTACAGTTACTTCTGGCTCTTCTCTTCCAGGTCTAACATGTCTTAAAGATACAGCATCTGCTGACATTGGTTTTGGCTCTAACTGTGGTTGTTTTGGTTCAAATTCAGATACATGCACAAACGCACCATTCCATTCTCTAACCATTTCTTTATATGGAAACTCCATACCAGATCTATCTGATATTGCTTTTGCGTGTTTACCTGTTGCGTATTTTGGCATTATTCTTTGTACCCTTTATGTTTTAACCATGCTTTAACTTCCTTATCTGGCGCTGAAGAAACCGCAGCATGAGTATCTGGATCCATAAGACGTGATTCATCTTTAATGGTTGTTCTTTTTTTACCTTCAATATCAATTAGACGTTTAGTTTTACCTTTCCACAATTTTTTAGCAATTTTCTTTTTTCTACCTTCCTTTATTAAATCTAAAACTTGATCTTTTCTTTCAGCCGGATTCTTAGCCATTATTTTTTTAACAGCGCCCATTCCTAAAGTTTTTAATGTCATATGTTTGGATAATAATTTTTATTTTTTTTCTTTTTCTTTTTCTTTTTCTTTTTAGCACCACCAGGTCCTAAAGGTTTGTCAATATAACCACCATATTTTTCATTTTTTCTCATCATGTCAGCTCTATCAGCCAACATATCATTTAATCTTTGCATTGCTTTTCTATAAACTCTGTCTTGTTGTTTTTCACTTAGATCATAAAACTCTTGACCAAAATCTTCATCAGCAATTTCTTCGGCTATTGACTGTATTTTACCTTTGTCCATAATTATGCTCCTGGATAGTATGCTTTAGGTGTAATGTATGTACTAGAAGCTGAACCATCTTCTGCTAGTGCTCTAGCTAATTCATCTTCGTAAGCTAATTTCATTACTTGAACCATTTGTGGTTGATATTTTTGTGCTAAATAATATGCAAGTCCTGATACCATACAAGGCGCAAATCTAAATGGCACATCAGTTGCATTAGTATAATCACCTGCATCTTGAATTCTTTTTATATAATATATATGCATGTCTTTTGATGCATTACTAGAATCAGGTGTTGGATAGACACTAATACTAACGTGATCTATAAATCTTTGGACCCAATATTGATTAGGCGTTCCTTTAGAAAGTTTATTTGAAAAACCTGCATAAGTAGATCTATCAACTTTTGTCATCGGACTATCAGATTGAGTTGTTTGAGTTCTATTAGATCTTAATTGTGCTTCAAGAACATCGGACATTCCATAAATACCAGAAGGAGTAGATGTAGCACTTGTGCCATCATCACTTGATCTGTAAAATTTATATTCTGCTTGTCCTTCAATAAGGTCAATATTTGTTGAAGCTATTTCCCAATAGTGAATACCTCTATTTCCCCATTCTTGAAAAAGAATATTAAGAGATCTTCTTGCAGATTTTAATTGATATCCTGCAACATTTTGTAAACCAATACGTTCAAAAGATTCTTCTATTATTTCATCAATAGCAAAAGTTTTGTCGAACGTTGCTGTTCCCGAAGTAGTATTAGCCATTTAAACTCCTACGATTCGTAGACTTTAATCCACTCACAAACAATTGTAGCTGAATCTCCGTTAGAGCAAGCTGGTAATGTAACATTTACATCTCCAGTAAAATTTGTAGCTTCAGTGTTTTTTAAACCACCAAAAGATGAATAGTCATATTCCATTTCACCATTCAATGTTTGAAATACTACATCTGTGTCAGCGTCCCATAACATTCTTATTGCATCAACTGGTGCTGTTACTGAAACACTAAAACTAATTTTATTTAATCTTACTGTTTTGCAAGTTTTACCATTGTTTGATGCCAATGCAGAAACGTCAACTATTTTAGTTGTGCCTCCAGTAGAATCAGAAACTACATTGTAGTGAGTGATAAGTTTTTTTGCTCCGTCAAATACAGTTGTATTTAATACTGTGTCTGCCATTTTTTTGTCCTCCTTTTAAAGAGCGCCTGCATTACCAGGCGCTCCGAGTTTAATTATTACGCGTCTGCGTAAGGTGTTTCTATTGTACCTGATCCAATCAATAAAGAATTGTGAACTAAGTACGTAGCTGTATCAATCGCTGTGAAAGATACGACACTACCAACGATTCCACCTTTTGTAGAACCATTCATAGTTATAACATCATTTGCTGCGCCTGGTACAAAACCTTTTATACTTCCATCATTTACAGAAATTAAAATAGAACCTTTAAACTTATCAGTTCCATCTGTTTTGATGTCCATATCAGTTGCAGCTGTTTCCACATAAAAGTGAAAAGATGCACCGATATTGTTTAAGTTGTTAAAGTCAGTATCACCTGCAGTAGCACCGTTACTATTTACATTAATACTTGGTAAAGTAAATTTACCATCAGCATCATTGCAAAGTAAGATCTTACCTGCGTGTGTAGCGACTGTTAAAGTCGTGTCAGCTGTTAAGCTAACAGTCATGTCAGGGCCTGTGTTTACAAAGCCATTTTTAGAAATGACCGGTCCTGAAAACGTAGTTTTTGCCATAATTATATCCTCCTAGTTTTCCGAATACTGTCTCTAGGCCGTCGACTATACGCGTCAGTATTCTAATTAATTGTATAGTAAGATATTTATATATTAGATTTTAATAGAGTGCAAGAGATCCTACAAGAAATGTACGATTTCAGCGATGTGGCGTTTATTTAAGTAGCCACAGAAACTTGGGCAGCAGCATTTTCAATTGCATTTTCTCTATTTGCAATTTTAGCTTCCTCGAGTTTAATGTCAGTAATGACTTCTCTAATTTTGTCATCAATTCTGACCATATCCAGAGTATATCTACCTTGTTGTTCATACTCCAGTTGCCACCTCAACTCCAAGGACCTCTTTTGTTTGTACAGGTCTTGTACCATCAATAACCTCCTCATAGGTTATCCTATTAGTCTTGGTGCTATAAGCATTTCCAAGATATTCCCAGTTTATACTTTTTTCTCCAATTTTGTCAAGGATAGAATTTTCAATGGATTTAGGACTGTCTTCAGCTTCTACTTCAAAAGAAGCATAGTGTGAATAAGCCCATATTTTTACTAAGAATTTTTGCATTTATTTAGTATACCAGGTACAAATTATATATCTACTTATTTTTATAAAAATTAAATGATATTGCATATTTAGGCTTTTTTGAAAGATGTCTTTTAGTCTTATGTTTTAAATTTCCAGAAAAAAGAACTAATTTATTTTTTTTAATAGAAATTTGTTTTTTTAAATCTGGAAAATCTATTGTTGAATCATGATTATTTAAATAAATAACTCCTGAAAAATAACAATTGGCATGATTATGAAGACAAGTATAATGACCAAAAGTTGATTTCATACCCCACGATTCTTTTAAAGAACATCCTTCAAGATTAAAGTCATCTTCTAAATAATCTAAAATAGGAAGACATAATTCCATAAACTTTAAATTATTGTTAAAATATGTCCAAGAAGTCATTTGACCTTTTACATTAGTAACAAAACTTTTATTTTCTTTTTCTAAAATCCCTTGTTCTATTTTTTCAATAAAAAAATTACAGTCTATATTTTCTAAATCTGTTTCAATTAAAAAATAAGGTACTTTTATATTTCCTTTCTTAACTTTCGTATTCTTCATTCATTCTTTTTATGTTTAGAATGTGGCGGAACTGTGTTCCGCCACACAAATTGGTTTAATTACGCACCTTCAACGCCATAGATACCTCTAGGGTCTGATACTCCAAATGAGTATCTTTCTCTTC